ATCATTGATACTTTTATGCAGATTAAGAATAACAATATTCTTCCTCGTATGAGAAACAATGGTCGTGCCATGGAAGATGTTTACTATAGTTGGATGCTTGGTTACATGGCTGAGAAAGTATTTACTCCATTTATTATTGATAAATTGATATTAGGTAAACTCGAAAGAAATGGTGGAGATGACCTAACAAGCATTGATACATTTAAACGAACAGGTGACGCAGATTTGATTGATAAGACTGCTGATGTTCGTATTGATGTTCAGTGTGGAACAGGTGGCGGTGTTTCAACTATTAAAAAACATAAAGTGGATCAAGCCGTGAGGGTGGGTGGAACTACATATGCAGCTTTGTTTGGATTGATGACTGGCACATATGCTTTTATTAAACTAAATGATTTGAACGAATCTAAAGATATCCACTTCTACGCAAACCCATCTTGGGAAAATCAACTATGCTGGGATGTTCCAGAAAATACATTTAAGAATTGGTATGCTTGATTACAGACTAAAAGAAAATCGTAAAGAAGCGTTCATTCGCTGGTACGCATGGTCGTTAAAACATAATGATTGTGATCCAGCTGTATGGATGACCAACTACATTAATGAACGATACGAACATAACGATGAGCAGAAGTTGTGGTTGTGTTGGTTGTATGGTAATACTTACTATCTTCCAACTGCTTGGGTTTTGATGAATGAGTTCCCTGACTTTGAATTAGCGACTGTTAGTCGAATGAAAGACTGGAACGCTGCGAACTATCAACGACTAAGGTATCAGACAGATACCAAATGGAACAAAGGACATCTACCTACGATGTTCGAATCGTATCAAAAGTTTATTGGAAACAAAACACAAAGAGAAGTACTGGAGAGTTACTATGGAGATAATGAACAACAAAACTTTGATAACTTGTGGACTGTACTTAAAGACAGCCTTCATAAGTTTGGTCGTTACTCTACTTGGTTTTACATTCAGCATCTCAAGCATACTGCTGGTGTTCGGGTTTCTCCTACTTCACTTATGCTCAGTGATTATGATGGTTCCCGTTCTCATCGTAATGGACTACTTTATGCCCTTGGACAAGAAGACAATGTGGATAGAAAATTATCTGGAGCAGAGTACACTGCTCTCGAGTTCAGTGCAAGAGAGATTCTTGAAGAAACACAAGAAAGATTCCCAGAACTGGTGGAACAGGTAGACTTCTTTACTATGGAAACTTGTCTATGTTCGTTCAAGAAAATCTTCCGTGAGAAACATGGTCGTTATCTTGGTTACTATCTTGATCGTCAATCTGAAGAGATTAAAAGAGTTGAGTCTGATGGGTGGTATGGCATTGACTGGGATGTTCTGTGGCAGTCTAGACAAGAAACCCTTGACCCAAGACTTGCAACTAGAGATAATATTGCAAAAGAAAAGTTTACTTATTTCCTGAATTCGGGTAAAATAGATCGTCTGGACTGGATATTTGAGAATGAAGAACCTATGAAAATTGGATTGGAGATGTTCGCATGAGAAAGATTATTGCAGTTGGTGGAGTTCCAGGAACTGGAAAAACTACCCTATTCCGTAAGTTTATGGAAGGTATGGAGTGGGAGAAGATGGAGCCACTAAAGATGCTTCCTATGCTTTATAACAAAGAACACAACCTATACATCTTAGGTAAGTATGAGGATGGAGAAACCTTTGCTGGAACAGATCGCCTATCGATGGCAGTCCAACCCATCGCTCAGGAATTCGTTAAAACCTGTACAGGGAATATCCTGTTCGAAGGGGATCGAATCTTCAATCAGTCCTTTTTAGAATTCGCTACTAATCTAAATAGTATAGATGTACAAGTTGTTTATTTAAAAGCTCCCCAATCTATCCTAGAACAGAGATATGCCGATCGTGGATCGGATCAATCTGAAACCTTTCTTAAGGGAAGAGCCACTAAATATAACAATATCTTGTCGTCGTTTGATCTGATGTCTTATATTACTGAGTTTAATAACACTAACTTGGAGGAGCAGTCAGCGGTACTTAGATTCTTGGAGAAGCATCTAAAATAACGCCATGCTAGGATATGCAGTTCTATAAAAATACCACTATTGACTTTATAGACATTCTTGCCTTTCCTGAAAGACCATTCAGAGCCAAGTTTATCCCATCTAAAATATGGGATGATTTAGACAAATACAAAAACGATCCAGTAGGTTTAGCCAACTACTTAAAGAAGTGGAAGACACGAGTAGAATGGAGATCTGAGCCATCAAAGTCTAAGACATTTAAAGAATTCGTAGCAATCGGTGGTGAGTACGATCCAGATAAACGACAGTCAACTCTCCACATCTATACAACTCATTTCAATACCCATAGGTTTACTACTAGGGCTTGGAATAAATTCAAATACCGTTTGATGCAGACCACCATGCATGAGTTGATACACTTTATGCAATTCGACCGAAGAGGTGATCAGTGGAGCAACTATGTTGTCCCTTTCAAGAAGGTAGGCAAAGAAAAGATCGATAAGGAAAGAAGATACCTTTCTGAGTTTGATGAGATCCAAGCGTATGCTCATTGCTGTTATATTGACTTGAGATCTAGAAGACCTAACATGGATATAGACTTCCTTCTAAATAATTGCAAACAAAGAAGAGATTCACAAACCCTACATTACTTCTTGAAGACATTTAACTATGACTTTAGAAACAATGTGGCGACAAAGAAGATAGTATCCCAGATTAGCAAATGGGATCGTAAATATAGCAGAGCTAAATAATCTCAGAACAACCAGTTTTGAGATGCTATGCTAACCTTTAAAAACCACCAAACACTAAACGAAATATCGTTACTTGGACTTTACCAATCTATCATTGGTAAGGTGAAAACCGCATTTGCCTCTCTGGGTTTCGGAAAGAAAGTGTCCATTAAAATCTCTATTCCTATCCATGAAAAAGTTGACCTGAAATCTCGTCTTGGATATTTCTCGGAGTATGCCACAGGTGCTGCTCTTGCTAAGATCATCGGTGATAATGGTGGTCGTTTAACACCACATTCTACTGAAGCATCTATGATGAAGGGTTATATTCAGAAGAAGCAAGAAGTCGAAGCACTTGGTGCAGAAAAGTCTGAAGTTGATCGTATGGCTTCTGCTGGATCCGCAATGGCTTCTCAGATTTGGAATGACATGATGGTTCATGGTGAAGACTTCAAGCTACTTACATTCGACATCCAGTTGACTGGCGACAGCGAGAAGGGTGTAAGCAAAGCTGACTTAGTTTTGAACATTACTAAAGACAATGAGAAAGTAGTTGTCGATAAAATTTGTGCTTCTCTTAAAGCATACAAGTCTTCAGCTATCAACCTTTCCAACTCTACATTCATCAGCTTGATCAAGACTCTGTTCTATGATGCAGATGCTAATCTTCCATCTCGTTCTGAAGAATTCATTATTCGTTTCACTAAGGACTATGGTTCAAAGGCTGACATGAACAAACTATACGGACATCAGAACATTATTGGCACTCTCCTGAAGACAGGTGTTGCTAAAGACGATGCTCGCAAAGAAGCGAAACTAACTCATGGAGAAGTTATTGCATTGATCGCTAAGATTTTCCATACTTACTATCCAGCACACAAGAAAGAAATTAATGAGCGTATGCTCAAGATGCTTGGCTTTGATGGTGAAGATGACTTCTATGCTGCAATTGGAGAAGCAGGTAAGCAGAAGGTAGTTTCTTCTCGCAAGAGTAAAGAACTACAAGCCATGTTAAAGAAACTCTCACAAGACTTTACACTAGAGGTTTCTCGAAATGGAACAACGAACAATGCTAACATTCTGTTCAAAGCACCTAATGGTGATATAATTACAAAAGCAAATATTACATTTGCTGATACTGGTGGCGCATCTCCTCAAGGAAAGACGAATGCGTTTGTGAATTTTAAAGATTTCATGGGGTAATAAAATGGCAGGTGCATCCGCTGAACGACAAGAGAATGGTTTCATCAAGAAGATAAATGATGCTATCGCCAAGAATGGTGGTAGTATTACAGTTGTTGCTGGAACAGTTAGAGTAAAAGATGTAGTCAAAGCAGCTAAGTTTACTGGTCGTCAGGCTGGTGGATCTGAACCATATACTGATGTTCAGTTGTTCCTCAAAAAGGGTAAGCCAATTAACATTTCAATGAAGGGTGAATCTGCTCCATCATTAGCTGGTGGTGGTCTCAAAGGACTTGAGTTGGCAGTTCCTGGAATTGCTGGTAAGTTTATGAAAGCAGCATGGACTGAATTGAAGACCAAGAAGAAACTAAAAGATGGAGATAAGGTTCCAGATGTTTACGGAAAAATCTCCAACGCAAACAAAATCAAAATCGTAGTAGGCAATGAAGCGATGGGTGGTCCAATCGACTACATGTATATTGGTCCAATGGATGTCATTGGAACATTGTCCAGTTCAAACACCATGATAACAATGAATGGTAAAATGTTTGAAGTTGAAGCATATGCTAAGAGCCACGATTTGTATTTCAGACTCAGAGCACGAAGGGAAGACCAAAGGTTTTTAGCTGAGGCTAAGGACTCTGCTGGCATCCCTAAAATCTATGGCAAGTCACCAAGCAGGGGTGACTCCGCTGGTCGTATCGTAGTCACCGATAGTGTGCCAACTACAGGTGTAATCGTGTCTATATAATCCCCTACTGTTAGTGGGGTTATCGCTTGTCTTTAATTGCAAACTGAGGTATAATAGGTTATAAAGAGAGAAAAAGAATGTTAA